ATTGGGCAGTACGGACGTGATTGTCAGCATTTAGGCCCCCGGTATCATATACATACTTCTGGGATCATTGCATTCGCAGGAATGCCGCTGCCGGATGATAAACTTTGCATCGCCTGTATCCGGGTCCCCGTGCCTGCTGATGGAGGGTTTTATCCGGTCAAACCAGATAAAGCCGATGTCCGAATCCTTATCACCCATGATAAACCAGCGGTTGTCGGTGATCTCATGGTCGATGATGAGATCCAGTTTCCTGCGGCGTTTTACGGCATTCACGGCATTGTTGGCGGTTTCCGGTTCGTATTCACTGCCCAGCAGTTTTTCAAAACGGAATTCCCAGACCGGACCGCAGATAATGGCCTTTGCCTTCTGGTCGTATCTCTTACCCCGGTGGTCGGTGATGTTTTCAAAGTTCTGGATAGCGGCGGCCAGACTTGCCTCGGTGGGTGTTGCTGCCACGGCAAGGTTGGACCATGTGCCGCCGTCCAGTCGGAGATGCCCGCCGGAGAACAGTGCCAGACCGTCCCCTGCGGTATGGTAGGTGGTGACATCCCCGGTCATGAGCATCCGGGTTGCCAGCAGGTGCCGGGTTGCGGCTGCGGATACACCTAAGTCCTTGGTGATGGTTTTCATGATGCCGTAGAGGACATCCTCGATGGCTTCCTGGGAAATCCTTGCGCCCAATGCCCAGGTGTCATGCACCCAGCGTTTGGTCGGTCCCTGGATTCTTTCATCATAGTTCACCGGCGTTCCTTCGGGTTTCTGTTTCAGGAACCCGAACCCGGACACATAACCACTTTCCTCGTATGCCTGCTGGGAGGTGCGGGTGGTCATCCATTTTTTCCACTCATCCGGGTACCGGCGGAAAGCCTCTTTTGCCACGGCAAAAAGGCCGGGCACATAGTATTTGTTAAACTTCGCTCTTGATTCCATTTAATCCTCTCCTGTTAATATCCGGTTTAATTAAATACCCGTTGTCTGTGCATGGAAGTGGTTATTGATCCTGACCACCCATTTTGCATAATTCCCCACATCGTTGTTGGCGCATTCCAGAAAGCGGAGGATACGCAACTGAAGGGCGGAGGTTGTGGCCTTGGTGGAGGAATCCAACTGGTAGGTGGATACGCCGGTATCCTCCCTGCCGGTCCCTGCCACCAGGTTGGCATTCAGCCCCACATCGGCCAGGGCCATGGCCCCCCCGACCGAATCCTCCTGGATCAGAAATTCCTGCGTGGGGTCATCTGCCACCAACGCCTTCCATCCTGTGGAACTGTCGCCGGGGTAAAAGCTCTGGGGCATTCCGTCCGCATCCTCAAAGCCTACAAAGGACCCGAGCAGTTGACCGGTGACGCCCCCGATATTGACGGTTCCCGCTGCCTGAATGAGCGCAGGGTCATAGAGAAAAATCTTGGTGGTACCTGCCGCAAGGTCGTATCTTTCCCTTTTTACGCTGCCTTTGAAACTGGTTTCGGGTTTCAATCCGAAAGGTGTGTTATCGTTCGCCATAATCCTACCCTCCCAGGGTTTTGTTAATCTTCGTCAAAGTCATAGGTGGCGGAAGGGTCCAGTGCATGGGCACCGGCACCTGCGCCGGGGTCATCCGTTATTTCCAGCCGGGCCACTTCCTTACCGCCGGGAGTGGTGTAGCTTTTTTCAAGGTCTTTCATCAGGGATTTGGATTTGAAATCAAATTCCTTCCGGTGTTTGTTCTTCAGCGCCTCCGCATTGTCCTTCCAGGTATAGACCAGTACATTCTGCCCGTTATAGAGAATGGCACCGGTAGCCAGGTCGAAATGGCGGGCGGGCACATGCCCGTGGTTGGAGCGGGTGACAATCTGCCACATCCTGCCGTTTTCGCTCAGTTCCTGGCTCATCATATCCCGTGCGGCCCATTTGTAACTGCATTCCGGTCTGGCCACATCTTCGGGAATCGCCATAAGAATTGCCGGGTTCAGGTCTTCAACGCTGATCCTGCCGGGTTCATCCTTTGCGGTTTCGGTGAAATGCCGCAGTTCCCGATCCCGGTCGGATAAGGTCATGGGTGCGGGCATGGTGCCCGCTGTTTCTGTTACGATTTCTTTTGCGGTTTCTGTCATGCGGCCACCCCGCTTTCCAGGGTTTCCCGCATGGACTGTTCGGACACACCCAGGCGTCTTGCCACCCGTGCATATTCCGGATCAAGGGCTTTTACCTTTGCGGTTCCTCCCCTGCCGCTGCCGTGCATGGCGGCCTGTTTCACACGGGCAGTTCTCCCTGCTGCCGGGGAACCACCGGCAGGAGACACGTCGGAGGTTGGTTTCGTGTTTCCTGCCGGGGTACTGCCCAGGCCCATCTTCTGTACCACATAGCTTGCGGCCATCATCGGCCCGTTGGGGTCGTCTGCAAAGTTGTTTGCCTTATTGTAAAATACCGAGACAAAAGCGGCCCGCAGGTCCGGGTCGGTCTCAAATGCGGGGACAGTGGAAACCACCTGATTCCATGCGGCCTGCTGTTTCTGCTGGAGGCCCTCCCGCTGTTTTTCGCTTTCGCCTGCCTTCATCTTCTGCTGTTCTGCCTGGATTTTGGACAGTTCTGCCCGCAGGTTTTTCTGGAATGCCTTATTGGGATCTTCCGCCCAGTCCTCTTCGGTGGCGGGTTCGTAATGGAAATCTTTCTTTTCCTGCACTGCGGGGCGGTTTTTCAGTTCTTCCAGTTGGGATTGCAGCAGGCGGTTCTGTTCTTCCAGCACAATGAGTTTTTTCCGAACAGGGTCAGGAGCCGTTGACGGTCCGGGTTCTTCCCCTGCGGTTTCTCCTTTTTCCGCCGCACCGGGATAACCGACCGTGGGCGTTTCCACTGCATCGTCTCCGGATTCTGCGCCCGCTTCTGCGCTGAAGTCTTCCGCCTCCGTATCGCTTTCTGCGAAACCTCCGCCTTCGCTTACCTCGCTGTCCTCCAGCAGAAAATCGGATATGCTCATACCTTACCTCCCAGTATTTCCTGAAAATAGATTCCCTCCGCCAGTTTCTCCAGGCATTCCTGAAGATAGGCCCGGAACCTTGCGGCCTGCTGTTCTTCCAGGGTATTGCCGATAGCGTGCAGGCATTCCCGCACGGTAGCCGCCCGCACGGATACGGCATCGAATTCCTCTTTGCTCTTTGCGGACTCCCGGAGTATGCAGATGTCCTTATGCAGTTTCAGGAGCTTGTTGGTTATTTTTGTTACGATTTCTTCCATGTTTTTCCTTTCCCCGGTATCCGCACAGACAGCGGATCATATGCAAATATGTTTGAACCGACCGTGTTAAGGTTAATTAAAATATCCGCTGCCTGTGCGGATACCGGGTGTTGCTTATGCCATTGCATCCTGCGCCACGGCGTTTTCCACCATCGGCGTTATCAGTTTGCGTTTTGCGGATTCGGCCACCTGGTCCATGAGTTTATTGGGTTCGTGCGGTCTTTCCACTTCCCGCTCTATGGCCTGCCGTTCGATGTTTGCCTGTGCCTGTTTTGCAATCTGCTCCTGCTGCATCTGCGCCTGTTTCTGCTGGGCGAACTGCTGCACCACCTGCACCACTTCCGGGCCGAACATGTTTAAAGCCTGGATCAGTATCCGCACTTCCGGCTTTATGTATTCCTCCACATTGCGGATGTCGTAACTTTCCAGAAAGTCGGAAGTAAGGCGTTCGATGTTTACGATGGGGTTTTCGGCCTGGGACTTGAAGATTTCCACCTTTTCCTGCCGGTTGAGCATCTTGTTTGCCGATGCGTCCGACACACGGATGGTGATGTCATATTCTCCCTGCACCGCCTTCATGTCGAAGGGGCGGAAGATGTATTCATTGTTTTCAAAGATACGCTGCTTTGCATCAAAGGGCATGAAAGCCCCGTACATGCAGAGCATATCCTTGACCAGCACGGCAAGAACATCCCGCAGGGTTTCGCCGGTGTAATTGTGTTTGATGTTGCTTTCCTGCAAAAGAAGGGACATCCCCGCATAGGTTTCGCTGCCTGCCGAACCCCTGTTGATCTGCCCGCTCATGGTATGGTCCATAAGGGCGATAAGCCTTTCCTGAAAGCCGAGCAGCAGTTCGATGAACTGGATAAACTGCTGGGATTTCACATTGGCGTCAAAGGGATGCGGAACCGCCCCTTTGGGAATTACCGGCCATCCGCCCGGAGATATGCGGAGGTCCATGTCATCCATGCCGGGTGCCCATTCCATGAATCCGCCGGGTACGATCTCAATGGTGCCGCAGTCGATCATCTGGTTGTAGAGGTCATCGCATCCCGTGGAATAATGCCGTATTTTTTTTGGGATACCCGTGCCCATACTCTCGTTATTCTCCCGGAACAGGGAAAAGCGGATAACGGGTTTACGGCCATGCGGGTACACCTCCCCCAGTTTCTGCCGTCGTACTTCCTCCCAGTTTGCCTCATGTGCGAAGGTGGCCAGTATCCATTCATTCTGCCATTTGACAATGCACTCCAGCAGGGGAATCTCTTTGGTGTATTCGGAAAATTTTATATCCTTGCGCTCTGCGTCCTCATCCCGTTCTTCCGCATCCGTGCGGCTGCGCAGGGTCAGCAGGTCGGCGGATATGTTTTTGTACGGCCCGCCCTTTGCGTCCGACAGGTCTTCCAGTTCCCACAGGGTGGGGTAGATGAGACGGAGGAAGGGTTGGGTATCCCATGCGTCCCCGTTATCGGGGAAGAAGCATTCCGACACAGGGATCATGTCCAGGTCAATGCGGAATTCGGGGATTTCCCTTTCCACGGTGGCCTCTTCCATGCCTGCTGACTGTGCGTAGCCTTCGGAGATCATCCGCTGCAACATGCTGTGACCGTGGGGCACCGGTGAACCGTTGACCGTGTAAACCTCCCGCTGCTCCCTTGCCGTGGAAATACGGGTTTCCTCATTCCAGAGGGGAAGGACAAATACCGTACCGTCGATGAGCAGGTCATGGGCAATGGGCCGGAAATTCTTTTTGACCTTCACGTTTTCCTGCATGGCCCATCGCAGGAATTCCTCTGCCTGCTTTGCGCCCTGCATATCCTCTTGCCCTACCGGGGCGGCCTGGATGAAATCATCATCCCCGAATAACTGGGCCATGAGCTTGGGTTCGATATTGTCAACGGCAATGGCATCCAGCATCAGGCTTTTATTACTGCATCCCGGCCAGGGAAATTTCTTTTCATCCCGGTCCCCCTTATAGCGTTCACGGGAAAGATTGATTTCTTCCAGTTTCGTCTTCCGGTAGGAGGATGTACGGTATTCCTCGTAGAGGTCCCGGCAGTAGGCCGCAAGTCCGGAGAGTTGACCGGAATCCGGGTACTCCTGTTTTTCCAGTTCAACTGCCTTCATGCGTATCCTTCCGTGGGCCTGAGATCATCCTTCTCTCTTCTGCGTTTCTTTTTCGGGTAATATTCATAACTCATCACAATATGGGAAAGGGCATAGACTGCCGGGTACCGGTCTTCCGCCTTTACGCCTTCGACAGAGCGGTACATGTCAGAAGGTCCGATCTGCGCCATCTGCTGCCACAGTACGGAACCTTCGCTGATGCGGAGCAGTTTGCGCCGGGCCATGCTGTCTATGGCAGGCCGGGCAGTGGGAATGTCGGACAGGTCGGACATATCCACCAGTCGCAAGCCTTTTACGTTCATCCGGTTCAGCCATACGCCGAAATGGGTACTCATATTTTCCCAATCCTGGCCCATGTCTGTCAGCAACCATTCCGCATGATATTTCTTTGCCCCTGCGATTATCCCCTCGTACATCTTCTCTCTGTCTTCCCTTTCCCCCTCATGCAGAAGGACCAGGGGGAAAGTCTTGTAGGGAGTCGGTTCCTCCTTCATCCCGAAGATGCACCAGTACCCGTCCTTGTAGGGTGTCTGCCATGCAAAGGCTAACCGCCGGTCGGTAAAGACATCATCCCCGATCTTCAGGGTATTGAGGTCACGGTCGTAACCCATCAGGAGAGCGTACCGTCATCTTCCAGGGTTTTCTTTGTCACATAGGAACCGGATTCCCGACGCTCGAACTTCAGGTCGGTACCGTCCGTGCGGATTCTCCAGGTTCCGTCCTCATCATTGGGACCGAAATAGACACCGGCAACGGCGCCGTCATCGGTTTCCACAATCTCCAATCCGCCGTATCTTGACATTGCCGCCATTACTTGCGCCCTCCGTGTGCAAGGGAAAAATGGTTCCCGTCGTTAAAGTGCCCTCCCCAGGCAGCGTCCTCTGCAAGTTCTTCCCAGAAGGTGCCCAGAGAGCGGAAGTCTTCTGTCATGGCAAGCCATCTGCCATCTTTGAAAAGATTGAAATCCACTGCAAGCCGTTCTTTGTGCAGGGATTTCTTTTTCCCTGTCTGGCATTCCGGGCAGCGCAGGGCATGACCGAAGGTGAGTTCATAGCCGGTTCCATAAGCGTGGGCGATGAGATCACCGACCATGCGGACAAACCTGCTCTGTTTCTGCCGCAGGGATTCACCCGGCGGCACCATATACCTGTAAACCTTAATCGTCATTATAACCCCTGAAAAAGTCTGAAAGATTTGTCATAGCTGACGGCCATAATCATAAATGCGTCCGAGCCGTTACTGGCCCAGTCGTGAAGCGGGTTATCCTTGTACCTGCCCAGTTTGTCATCCCACTCTTTGCGGTAGTTTTCCAATGCCCGGATGCCGTCTGCGGTACGCACTTCATCAAACCAGCAGTTTGCAAGGGCATTCCGGGCAGCTTCGATCTGGTCTTCCTTCGGCATTCGTGGGCAGGTTTCAAAGAGTATCCCCATCTTTGCGGCCCGTTCCCTCCGGCTCTTGCCCGTGGTCAGTTCCCGTACTTCTATGTCATGGGGTGCCACATGCCGACCGTAGGTGTAGCCTTTGGCCCGGAGCATGGATACATAATGCTCCAGACCTTCATCCGAGTTTTCGTAGTAATCGATGAGACGGAGTTCGGTTTTTCCCTCTGCCTTTACGATCTGAAGAAACCAGACGGAGGTAGCATCTCCCACACCGAGGTCCCAGAAGGTATGAACGGGCAAATCCTCGATGGGAATGTCGGTGATACGTTTCTCTTTGTAAATCCGGTCAAACTGCCGCCCGAAGTAGGCCCCCTGGATAGACGCATGGAAAGCCTCATCCGGAGTGGAAGGGTATTCCTGAAACATCTTATCCCCAAGTATAGCCGCCTTTTTGACGTACCATGCTTTCTGGTCCGGGGTAAGCTGTATGCCTTCCCGGTCTTCCAGTCCCCGGAAGTAATCCCGGTAGTATGCGGTAATGGTGACATCTTCCGATGCCAGTACATATTCGGGGTTGGAGAACCAGGGGAAGAAGTGGAACTTAAAGTCAAGGGGTGTAAGCTTCCGCCCTTCTGCCTGTGCTTTCCGGGCAGTCTGGCAGAAATCATAGAAGTCGCCGTATGCACCTTCGGCAGTGGATTCGATGATGATCATCTGCCCGGCCTGAACCGCATTGAGCGAACCGGTTTTGATTTCCTCTGCTTTCTCCGGGTACTTCCGGCAGATTTTGGCATGTTCGGACACATGGAGATACTGGATTGTTGCGGATCGGACGGAGGTAGCGACGTAGATGCTGGAGCGGTTATTGAATACCATCTCCGAGCGGGAGTCGGTGGTGGGATAGACGGCTTTCTTTAAGCCGTCCGGAAGGTGATCGTAGGGAAACTGTATCTTCCTGCGGAAAATCTTCTGGGCATCGTCCTTGTTGTGGGCGATGATTGCGGCCTCAACATAGGGATTAAACAGGCATTCATCCAGAAAGTACAGGTCGGTGAAGGTGGTGCCGCCGAACTGCCTGGCTTTCAGCAGGATATTGCAGTACCACAGATCGTCAAACATGCGCTCTTGAAGGGGATTACAGCGGAAGCGGGTCTTTCTGCCCGATTTGTCCTGTATCCGGTACAGGTTATTCAGCCGCCAGAATTTATTCCCGAATGCCTCGTTTACATGTATACCCGATGTTACAGGATTTCCGCTCATGCCGGAACCTCCGGAATAACCTCATGATCCAGTTTGGGTTGGGTCATGTTGGGCAGTCCACGGGTAATATCCGCAACATCCTCCAGCAGGTCCTGGATCGGATTGCGGGAGACAATGGCATTGACCTCGTTTTTCATGATCTGCCAGATTTCGGTCTTATCCCCGGAGTCTGCAGCCTGGGCAATACGGAGCTTGGTCGTAATAACGTCAACGCAGTCTTTTGCTGCGATACGTTTCTCTTTGTAATCCTTGCTCTCGTGGAAAACCTTCAGGTGCCATGACTTCAGCATTTCCAGGGTATCCAGGTCGGACTGCACGGTGTCTGCCGCCCAGTCCCGGATTGCCTGATTGGTCCGGGATGCTCTTTCCTCCCGCTCTTTCTGTATCCAACTGCCCACGGCAGATTTGGACAGGGTAAGGTCGGAACCCCGCACTTCTGCCAGGTACTTATTCAGGGAATCCGTGGTCTCCAGGATATTCTGGCCCCGGTCAAAGTACAGTTCTGCACAGATTTGCGCTAAATTATGCGTTTCTATGAGGGATACTCTTGCCATAAGCATCCCTTATGCCATTTCGTCTAATAACGCAAGCTATTTTTTGATTTCGTCTTTATGAATAATATCAATATCATATCAATGATACGGGCATATCCTATCCCCGTATCATGTGCGCAATCGCTTAATAAATTCAAATAATTAAAACATTACGCACAAAAACAGGGTGCAAATAGGTGCAGATATAATTCTTTCCCGGAAGCAAAAAAATATCATTTTTCGCATTTTCCGCCCTCCCCCTTCAAACCGAAAATGTTCACGGGACTTCATGAAGGGGAATATATGCCGGAACTGCCCGGAAACACCTTTCCCGGATTAACACCCTCCCGCACTGCCCGGAATCCGCATATATTCCTGTTATTCCGCTTTGTTGTAAACCTATTCCCGGTTTTATGCGGAAAATATTCAGAAAAACCGCTCTGTAATATGCCGGAATCCGCAGCTATACATATTATTCATATTCTTTTTTTTACACATACCCGCACACCTGCGGGGAAAAAAAATAATATAGAAGACTGTCACTTTAAAAATATGAGTTTTATGATCTGTTGAACTATTTCAGGGAGATAGGGCGCAAAAAAGGGGAAGGGATAAAAACAGGAATATGAATAACTCTATGTTGAATAGATATATATCCCCCAAAGGCAGGGGGATATGAAAAAGATTATCTGTTTTTTTGCAGGGAAATCTGATCTGCCATCTCTTTCAGAGTGGCACTGACCAGGGGGGCGGCGGACAGAGTTATCGCCTTCTTTAAAACCTCCAGATATTCGTCCAGGGTGGGCAGTATCTCTTTTAATTCTTTGTATGGAAACTTTTCCATAGCGTACCTCACAGACGAATCCATTAATTCCTCATCGTCATTTTTACCAAATATAATCCAATCCGCACTGACCCTGCATATCAGGCATATCTT